CGCAATTGAGTTTATGAGGTTTAATGCAGGACTCGGATAATGGATGAAGAATTTCAACCAAGTCAAGATTTTGATTACTCAGTTAATTTAACCATAGAGGATATTTACCTCTTACATCACTGCGTTTTAAAAAGAATTGAAAATTGGGAAGGTTCTCCTGCTAGACATCCAACAGAACAAGAACATCTTTGGTACTTAAGAGATTCTTTGTATAGAATGATATTAGAATATAAGTTTGAGAATATGTAATAAATATTATTAGATGAATGGATCTTTGTGATTGATACGTCAGCAAATCTTGTTATATCTAAGTCCAACGAAGTATTTTTAAAGATTAATACTGAACCTCATATTGAATATGAACTTAGAGACCACTTTAAGTTTGAGGTTCCTAATGCAAAATTTATGCCACAGTATCGTGGTAGAAATTGGAATGGAGAGATACATCTCTTTGATATGCGTTCCAAGCAAATCTACGTCGGTCTGCTAGATAAAATTGTCAGTTTCTGTAAGCAATACGATTATTCTTACACGTTTGAGGACAATAAATTTTATGGCACCCCATATGAAGAGAATGAGGAGATATCATATGAGGGTGTTAAGGATTATATGCACTCCATTTGTTCCCATACTCCCAGGAAGTATCAAATTGAGGGAGTATACGGTGCTTTAAAACACAATAGAAAGCTATTGATAAGCCCCACTGCTTCTGGCAAATCTTTGATGATTTATTCTCTTGTAAGATACTACGAGAACCAAGGGAAAAAAGTTCTTTTAGTTGTTCCAACGACATCTCTTGTAGAGCAGATGTACAAGGATTTTCTTGACTATGGTTGGGATGTTGATTCATATTGTCACCGTATCTATTCTGGTCGAGAAAAATATAGCAATGTTCCAATAACTATTACTACCTGGCAATCTATCTATAAGTTAGAAAGATCCTGGTTTGAGGAATATGATGTGGTAATTGGTGATGAGGCACACTTATTTAAGAGTAAGTCTCTCATTGCGATTATGACCAAGTTGCATCATGCAAAGTATAGATTTGGATTTACCGGAACCTTAGATGGCACACAGACGCATAAGTGGGTGTTAGAAGGGGTCTTTGGTCCTTCATACAAAGTGACTAGAACAGATGAGTTGATGAGACAAGGACATTTGTCTCAGTTAGATATACAATGTATTGTTCTTAAACATCCTCCCCGTAAATTTGATATATTTGAGGATGAAGTACAGTATTTAATTACACATCAACAAAGAAATAACTTTATTACCAATCTTGCATTGGATATGAAAGGTAATACTCTTGTGTTATTTGCAAGAGTCGAAGCACACGGTCAAGTACTTTTCGACAAGATAAATAATCAAAAGAAAGATAACCAAAAAGTATTTTTTGTCCACGGTGGAGTTGATACTACAGAAAGAGAGTTAGTAAGAGAAATAACTGAAAGAGAAAACAATGCCGTTATTGTTGCATCTTATGGAACTTTTTCTACAGGTATCAATATTAAAAATCTCCATAATGTTATCTTCGCCTCACCTAGCAAATCCAGAATCAGAAACCTTCAAAGCATTGGACGGGTGCTTAGAAAAGGAAAAAACAAATTAAAAGCAACTTTATACGATATTGCTGACGACAGTTCAACTACTACAAGAAGAAACTACACACTTAATCATTTTATAGAACGAATTAAACAATACAATGAAGAGAAGTTCAATTATGAAATTGTTACCATACAACTCAACGGAGGAATATGATAGAAGAAGATTTTTACGCAACTATTAAACTTAGAAGCGGAGAAGAAATATTCGCTAAAGTAGCAGCCTCAGAAGAGCAAGATAGAACTATGCTAATAGTTTCTAATCCAATTAATGTAAAAGAAATTAAATCTAAAACAGATAATGTAGTTGGTTATAAAATAGAACCATGGTTAAAGACTACATCTGAAGATATGTTTATAATTAGATTGGATGATGTTCTTACTTTATCAGAATCATCAGATATTGAAATTATAATGATGTATCAAGAATATGTTAGAACCGGTAGTGCTAAAGATAAAAACAACGGTTCATCTAAAATTGATAGAAAGATGGGATATCTCTCTAGCGTAAGAGATGCAAAAGAAGTTCTAGAGAAAATATACAAAAATTCTAATAAAGATCCTAAAGAATCTAAGTAATCTATAGCTATCTCTTCAAACCCCACAAAGGTATTCTACACATGGTTTGGATACTTGTCAAGTGTTTGTATTGATGATATAATATATACATATTATGATGAAAACTTATGGTAGGCACTACGATGGCCAAGAGGAAAAGGTCAGAGCATTACGTTAATAATAAAGAATTCCTTGCGGCACTCATTGAGTATCGTAGTGAAGTTGAGAGAACTTTTATTGCTTTGTATGGCAGAGAACCTACTAAACAAGATAGGTCACAGAGGTGGGAAACTAAACCTTGTATTCCACGATATATTGGAGAGTGCTTCTTAAAGATTGCTAATCATCTATCGTTTAAACCAAACTTCGTAAACTATATGTTTAAAGAAGATATGATTTCTGACGGTATTGAGAATTGCGTCCAATATATTCATAACTTTAATCCAGAAAAATCACAGAATCCCTTTGCGTATTTCACTCAGATTATTCATTACGCTTTTCTGCGTCGTATTCAGCGAGAGAAAAGACAATTAGATATTAAGAACAAGATTATTGAACGCTCAGAGTACAGTGAGGTCTTTGACGACAACAACACCCTTGACGGATCCAACTACAGCGACTATAATAGTATCAAGGACGCTGTCCATAGTAAACTCCGTTATCAATGAGAATTGCGATCATTACAGATCAGCACTTTGGTGCCCGTAAGAACTCTAAACTTTTTCATGACTATTTTTTAAAGTTCTACAATGATGTCTTCTTCCCTACTATTGAGGAAGAGGGCATTACTACTATTGTAGATATGGGTGATACATTTGATAGTCGTAAAGGTATTGATTTTTCGGCACTCTCTTGGGCAAAGAATAATTACTATGACAGACTCCAAGATATGGGAGTTACTGTTCATACTATCGTTGGTAATCATACTGCATACTATAAAAATACTAATAATGTCAATGCAGTTGACTTACTACTTCGCGAATATAAAAACGTTATTATATATTCTGAACCAACAGAAGTTAAACTTGATAAACTTGGAGTAGTATTTGTTCCTTGGATTAATGATGAGAACGAAAAAAATACTTTAAAGGTGCTTGATAAGACTAAGTATGACTGTGCTATGGGTCACCTTGAGCTCAGTGGGTTCAGGGCACACAAGAATGTGGTGATGGACCACGGTATGGATAAAGAAGTCTTCTCTAAATTCTCTACTGTATACAGTGGTCACTATCATACACGTTCTTCTGACGGTAAGATTTCATATCTTGGTAACCCCTATGAAATGTTCTGGAATGATGTAAATGACTCTAGAGGTTTTCACATCTTTGATACCGATACTAGAGAATTGACTCCGGTTAATAATCCATATCGGATGTTCTACAATCTGTATTACGATGACGAGTCTCATCAAATGGTAGATGTTACTCCATATGAAAATAAAATTGTAAAAGTTATTGTTAGGAACAAACCAAGAGTTAAAGAGTTTGAGAAGGTTATTGATAAACTATATTCTATAGGTGTTGCCGAACTAAAGATCGTAGAAAATTATGATTTTGGTGGATGGTATGATGATAAAGAATTTTCTGCTATGGAGTCTGAAGATACACTTTCTATTTTGGATAGATATATTCAAGAGGCAGAAGTAACTCTTGACAAATCAAAGATTCAAAATATTATCCGAGATACGTATCAAGAGGCATGTGAGATGGTGTAATGTTTATTTTAACGATTTTAGGAAAAGAAACTGACGGGGCATATTCTGTTGCTAACAAAGACGGAACAGATATTCTTTATATCTTTCAAGAAGAAGACGATGCTTCACGATATGCTATGATGTTAGAGAATTCTGGTAGTCCAGAAATGCACGTTATTGAAGTTGATAACGAAGCTATGATTGAAACTTGTGTGCTGCATAATTACAGTTACACAATTATTACTCCTAATGACATTGTGATTCCCCCTGATACTGAGCATGATATTATTTAAAACTATTAGATGGAAAAACTTTCTTTCTACTGGAAACCAATTCACCGAAGTCAGTCTTACTCAAAACAACACAAATTTAATTATCGGTACTAATGGTGCAGGTAAATCTACTATTTTAGATGCGCTTACATTTTCTTTATTTGGTAAACCTTTTCGTAAAATTAATAAACCACAACTAATCAATGCAACTAACGAGAAAGACTGTCTTGTTGAAGTTGAATTTACTGTAGGTAATGTTGAATGGAAAGTTGTTCGTGGTATCAAACCAAATATCTTTAAGGTTTGGAGAGACAATGAACTGCTAGACCAAAGTGCATCTGCTAATGACCAGCAGAAATGGTTTGAGCAAAATGTTTTAAAGATGAATTATAAATCTTTTACTCAAATTGTAATTCTGGGTAGTAGCACATTTGTTCCATTTATGCAACTGACGGCAAATAATCGTAGAGAGGTTATTGAAGACCTTTTAGATATTCGTATTTTCTCTACGATGAATACCGTTATAAAGGACAAAATTCGTGCCTTACGTGAAGATATTAAAGTCTATGAACTTAAGAAAGAATCCTTGCTTGAAAA